GGGAATGAAAAATACTTTCATAGACTAATAAGAAACAATCTAAATTTAATAGATGTATCAATATTTCCAGCTGATATTCCTGTCATTATCCCTGAATTTGCTGAAGAACTGGAACAGGAAATTGAGGAAAGCAAACTGCCACCTTGGAAACGAGGTAAATAATGTTGGCTAGAGGAATAAAGGTAATTGTAATATTCAATGGAGTGGATATATCTGAGGATATAGCTCATTCCATTTCTTCCCTGAATTACACGGATAACTCCAAAAATGCAATAGATGACCTTGAACTGGAACTTGAGAACATGGATTACCGTTGGCTTAAAGAGTGGTACCCTGATGAAAATGCCCAATTAATTGTCGGAATATATGAAGACAATGGGAAAGACGGAAGTTTTTTGGATATAGGAACATTTTATATTGATGAACCGACTTTTGACAATGACAGACTTAACCTTAAGTGCATAGCTATCCCGTTAGATGGAAATATACGTGATCAGAAAAATACTAAAGCTTGGGAAAAAATAACTTTAAAAGAGCTTGTTAATCAGATAGCAGTACTACATCAAATGAATGTAGAAATTCATGCAGATAATGAATATTATGAAAGACTTGATCAGGAGAATGAAACAGATTTGGCTTTTATAGATCGAGTTATAAAAGAAACTGGATTGAGTATGAAAATATCTGATGACACAATAATAATATTTGATGATGATGCGATAAAGGACAGTGAGCCAATTGAAAAATTTAATATCCGAGATAGCCGAATCCGTAGTTTCAGTTTGAAGAAAAAGAATAAAGGAATATATGACAAAGTGGAAGTGTCATATTATGATCCTGACAAGAAAAAGTTAATCAGAGAAACAATGACTAAAGAAGAATTGGAAAAAAGAAGTGAGGTAAGAACTGATGCCTGATATTTCTTATGCAGAATATAAAAAACAGAATGGGAAAAAGTCTTCCGGGTATAAAAAAGCTAAAGCAAAGCTCAAAGAAAAAGCGGATAAGAAAGAGAAAAGAAATAAAAAAGAAAAGGTACACAAAATAAAAACTAAAGGAAAATCAGATCCGAAGAAAGTGGCCAAAAAAACTTTAAAGGAAAATCTGAAACAGGAATATCAAGTAACTTTAACAGTTGATGGAAACACTAAATACATGGCTGGAATGATAATTGAGCTAGACGAAAGCTGGGGTAAATTTGAGGGTAAATATGTGATTGATAAAGTAAAACATAGCATTACAGGAGACTATTCATGTGAACTTGAGTGTATGAAAGTCGGAGCTAGGGAAAACGCTGAAAAGAATGCTAAAGCTCAGACTAAAGAAGCGGAAAAAGAAAGAAAAAAAGCTGCTAAAAGATCTAGTAAAAAGAATAAGAAAAGTAAAAATACTAAGGCAAGTAATAAATCAAGTAGTAAAAACAATCCGACTAATAGAAAAATGAGCAGGTAGAAAGGAGTTAAAATGTTAGAAATATTAAAGGCTGGAGAAGTAAGTGCAATAGACTATAAAACAGGGAAAGTAAGAGTTTTATTTTCTGCAGGAGACAATAAAACAAGTGACTGGCTTAACATTTTAGTTCCTTTTTCTGAAAGTCATTCTGATAACTATATGCTTAGTATTGGTCAGACAGTCTACTGCTTATTTTTTCCGGAAATGATGGAGCAGGGAATAGTGCTTGGTTGTCCAATGCGAAACAGTTCTGCAAGTGCAAGTGAAGTTAAAAGGACTTTTAGTGATGGTGGATTTTACAGTTATGACAATGGAGTATTGACATTAAATCCTGTTTCAAAAATTGTTATTAATGCTAATACTGAAATCAATGGAAATCTAACTGTATCCGGAACAACTGTAACAGGAGGAAGTATCAATCTTAATACTCATAAACATGATGGAGTTACTGCCGGTGGAGATAAGACAGGAGGGCCTCAGTAATGATAGGAAGTCTTGGAGATGTAATATTTGAAGTATCCGATAAAAAAGTATCTTCAATTAATAATGAACTGTCAAGGACATATAAAAGCAAAATATCTGAGCATAATGCAATATACGGTCCTGGTATGATAAGACATCAGGGAAGAGAACTGATAGAAATAAGTTTTGGAATTTCTTTAGTTTCTTCATTATTACCTGATTCTTCCCCGGTGGAGGAGTTAGATAAAATAAAGACCATGTGGGAATTCGGAGAGTATGGGTACTTAACGCTTGGTGGACAGACCTTCGGAGCTTTCCCTTTTTTGATAATAGATATGAATGAAAAAAATTCATACTTTAACAAAAAGACTTCCAGCTTTGATGTCATAAATTTGGAATTGACATTAAAGGAATATATAGAAAACCCAAAATTATATAATCAGATAATAGAGCAATTAAAAGCTCAAAAAAAAGAACAGGAAAAGCTGGCAGAAGAAGAAGTTGAAAATGTTCAGGAAGAGCAGAAAACAAAATTAGATCAGTTGAAAAATAATATAAATAAAGCTGCAGAAAAAATAGATAAAGCATTAGAGAAAATAGAAAATAAAAAGAATGAAATATTAGATAAGCTGGAACAGATAAAGAAAGATTACAAGGTACATGAATTCATGAATTTGTTAAAAGCTGGAATGATAACAGCTGACAAGATAAAGGAAATGACAGAATACAGTAAGAGCATGAAGTCTGAAACTGACAGACAGATATTGCTTAATGTAATCAGAAATTATTTAGGAGGTATGTAAGATGATATATGTGACATCTGACCAGGAAATTAATTATGCTCCTAAGAATACTGTAGAAGAGGTAGTAACTAATGTTGGAATGCTCTTAAGAGTGCACAAAGAGGAACAGCCGCTCAACCGTGATTTTAGTTTTGATAGTGACTTAATAGATAAAAATATAACAGTTGTGGAAAATAAGATAATGGCTCAGTTGCTTGAAACATTCAGAAAGTATGAGCCACGAGCTTTACTTAAAACTACACAGATAACAATGAAAGACAAATACAAAAATGAATTTGAAATTACACTGGGAATAGAGGTGATAGAGATTGAGTGAAATAATATCTGAAGATTATCAGATAATAGATTCTGATGCTTGGGAAATGGAAAAAATAATGATTGACAGGTTTCAAGAACTGAGCGGAAGAAAATTAAGTGAAGCAAGTCCTGAAACATTAATATTTAAAACTGTTTCATATCTATTATCGCTTAGAGAAGAAAAATATAATGATGATTTAAAACAAAATTATTTAAGGTATGCAAGAGATGAGAGACTAGATTTGAGAGGTGAAATATATGGAGAACGTGGAAATAGACTATTAGAACAGTCAGCAAGAGCAACATTCAGATTTTATATTTCTGCTCTACAATCAACTGATATAGTTATTCCGAAAGGTTCAAGGATAAGATATAACGACCTTTATTTTGAAACAGATGAGGAAAATAAAATATTAAAGGGTAATTTGTTTACTGATGGCATTGCGTCATGTAATACAATTGGAAAAGTAGGAAATGGAATACCGGTTGGACAGATAAAAGATATGGTGGATATTTATCCTCATTATTTAAAAGTTGAAAATATAACTGCAAGTAATGGTGGAACTGACAGGGAACTTGATGAAATTTATAGAGAAAGAATTAGAACGCTTCCTGAATCGTTTTCTGTAGCAGGACCAGCGGGAGCTTATGAATTTTGGGCAAAAACTGCAAGTCAGGCAATAATTGATGTTAAAGTTACCAGTCCAAAACCTTGTGAAGTTGAAATATACATATGGAGCGATACCGGATTACCAACCTCGGAATTAAAGGACAGGGTTATGAAAGTTGTAAATGATGACTATATACGACCTTTAACTGATAAAGTAACAGTCAAAAATCCAACGGTTGTGAACTATGATATAACTTTAAATTATTTTATTGATAAAGAAAACGAATCTTTAGTGAATACTATACAAGAAAATGTAAAAATTGAAACTGATAAATATGTATTGTGGCAAAAAGAAAAATTAGGAAGAGATATTAATCCTGATGAACTTATAAAGAGATTAAAACTTATTGGAATAAAAAGAGCAATAATAACCACCCCTGTTTTTAAAAAATTAGAATTTAATCAGATAGGAGTTTGTCAAAATGTTACTTTGAATTATCAAGGAGTTGAGGAATCATGATAACTGTAAATTATTTAAAATTAACAGATATTGCTGCAAAATCAACTTTAAATGATAAAACTACAAAGTGGATATATGAGTCAATAGATTATTGCATTCAAAAAGAAAATGAAAAAATAAAGGAAAGATTGAACGTGCTGGATAGAATTCATTATCTGCAAGAAAGAGAAATTGAATTACTGTTATGGGAGTTCCATGTTGACAGCATAAATGAAAGTACTACATTAGAAGAAAAAAGATTATTAATTATTCAAAGTCTATTATCACATATGAAAAAAGGAACATTAGGAGCTGTAAAAAAACTATGTGATTCCATTTTTGGGAATTCTGAAATTGAAGAGTGGTACAAATATGATGGAGAAGCTGGGAAATTTAAAGTAAAAACCACTGCAGATACAAGTGATCCGAAGATTTATAAGAAAATGACAGATCTTATTGAAAATATAAAAAATGTACGAAGTCATTTAGATGGTATAAGTTATGTCAGAGAAAATAATGTCAAATATAATTATGGTATAGGTACAGTAATTAATAATTCATATGTTATAGAGATAGGAGGTTAAAAATGGCTACATTTAAACGTAGTGTGATTACGGAAAAGGGGAAAGAATATATAAGTAGAGCATTATCTAATAACACTAAAATTTTATTGAATAGAATAGAGTCTACAGAATATGTTTATGTTGACACAGTGGATATTACCAAAATCCTTAATTTAGATAACCCAAAGCAATCTGTTAACATAAGTGAAATAACAAAAAATAAAGAGAAAGTAAAAATCAGAGGAATATTTACAAATGATGGGTTGAATGCCACGTATAAAATGAATGCTATAGGGGTTTATGCAAAAGATGATATGGACAATGAAATCTTGTTTGCTATTTTGATTGCAGAGAATCCTGACACAATATCCCCGCCACAAGGACAGTCAATAACAACAATTACTCTAGATTTAATTTTCGTGTTATCTGATGAAGTGAATGTAAGTTTAACAGTTGATAACAATGCATTAGTAAGTATGCATACTCACAATGAATTTAAAAAATTTGTTGAAAAAAATTATATAAAAAAAATTGATTATGCTACAGAAGAAACACATGGAATAGCAAAGCTCTATTCTAGCACAGAAGCTGAGACTGATTCTGATAGAGTAAAAGAAATAATTGAAAAAAATACAGGCAACAATGAAGAAAATGGAAAAACAAAATGGGCTAAGTTGTTTGAAACATTAGACCACACAAAAATTTTAACAGTGCAAGGACTTGTTAAATTTTTGAGCAAACTATTAAAGCCCGCTGGAGAAGATGATTATGGTCTTATCAACTACAAAACAATAAAACAGGTAAGTCCAAAGCCTGACTTGTCGCCGTACATTCCGTTTAGCAAAGGGTACATAAATACTAACAATAGTGATTTTGTATTAAGAGGCAATAGTAATGACTGCTGGACACCACATGTAATAAATATGTTTAATTCGGGAAAAGGATACACGGGAGCGTTACATACAAACGGAGGACGTGCATACTATAAAGTTCCAAATCGGAATGGTGGCAACTGGTGCGAAATCATGGATAATCACGATATGGTAGCAAGAGATGTTAGAATGAACGCTTTTGATGCAAATATTCTTAACGTCAGACAACTTTTGCAAGATGTTGTAACCTGGCATATCAGAGATATAAGACTTGCAGGATATGTCGCGGGAGTAATCTATCATCGGAATGTTGGGGTTGAAAGATCTGGGTACGTCGTGACTGGAGTTGTTGAAACTACAGGAGATAATGTAATTGATATCATCCAAATGAGAGCATTGCAATTTTTTAGAAATGGACAATGGTTAAATACACCATTTGCGTAAAAGGAGGCAAAAAATGAAATTTACAGTAGACAGAACTGAAATTAAGCAATTCGAGGATGGCATGAAATATATTGCCATCTTTGATAAAGATGATAAAGACTGGTATGAGGAACTGCAAAAATTTAAGCCTGATACTTTAAAAGTAATGTACAACAAAGACACTCATTTAGTGTTAAGTACAAACAGAGATGCATCTATGATAGCCCCAACAATGGCGGGAGACGTAGTGGAAGAAATAGAATATCAGGAAGTTGAAATAGCTCCTGACAACTATTTTGTAGCTGGTAAAATCGTAAAATTAGAGGAATACGAAACAATAAAAGATGGAAAGATTGTATTTAACAGAGAAAAACGTATAGAGCAGATTAAAAAAGAACTATATGAGCTAAGACTGGAATATGATGCAGCTCCGTTTGAGTTTGAAGTAAAAGGCGTGAAATACTTGCAGAACAACAGGAGTATAGACCAGTCAAATCTGACTAGGATTGTTGTCATGTGTCAGGCGATGAAAAAGACTGAGTTTGAAAACTGGAAATTTTACACAAAAGACGGCAGTGAGAAGTATGTCAATCTGACATTACAGGACATGATGAAAATGGCGAACATAATGCAAATACACACAACTAAGGCTATGGCAACGGAAACGTTACTGTCGCATAATTTAGAAAATTTAACTGACAAAGAGCTTAAAGAGTATGATGCAAAAGATAGGTACGAAAAGGCTTACAAAAATATGTAGATTATTCGTGAGATTTTATCACGATTAATCTCACGATTAGAAGGCGAGGTGCTTAATATGGACACTAAAGAATTTACAAAAGAATTTTTAGAAGAACTTGAAGATTTTTTTGAAAGATGTGGATTTAGGAACTGGGAATTTAAAATGTCTTATGATAATACTTTAACAGCACAAATTAGTGGGGTCTCAATATCTTGGGAAATTGGTCAAACTAAAGAAACAATAACTTATGATGATGTAAAACTTGATTTTAAAGAATACGGAGAACGAAATCATGAATTATTAAAATTATTCAACGAGTATAAATATTTTTATCATTGCTATTTCAAGGGAGTAAAAAGGAGTCAGCCACAATACAGTGATTTAAAATTTGAAGTTGTTTTTGATGATAGAGAAGTGGGGCAAGATTTCCTATACGCAATATTAGGAAATTTGAATTGGGATCTTAAAGATGAAAATGCAGAAAAAGATAATTTTGAGGTCTTAAAAAAACTTTTTGCAGAATTTGAGATATCGCCTCAAGTTGTTTTAAAGTATAAGGACAATAAAGAAGAAACTTACTATGAGTGTCCTGATTATATTTCAGTTAGTCGCTTTGAATAATAAGGAGGTAATATGCAGCTTGAAAAAAACAAATTATACATTAGTTTTCACAGGCCAAAAAGCTTAATAGGATTTTTAATATCTGCTTGGACTCTAGGAAATTATTCGCACTGTGAGTTTATTTATAACAATGAAGTATATCTTGCAAATCCAGGTGGAGTAAGAAAACAGGTTTATAAATACAAAAAAAACTTTGATATATATGAACTGGATGAATGCATAGAAGCACAAGATATTTTAGATTTTTTTGAAGAAGTAAAAGGTGCAGGATATGATTATCAAGGAATTTTAGGAAGTCAATTTTTATGGTTTTTAAATTCGCAAGATGAAAAGAAGTATTTTTGCAGTGAATTTTGCTTAAATGCGATAGATTATGCTTTACAGTTTAGCCTGACATGGAATTTTATAGAGCTTAAATATAAAGGTTATCATAAATTTAATCCTTCCAGACTTTATAAATATTTGAAAGAACTGGAATTAATAAAGGAAAAGGTGATGTAAATGGAAGTAAGAAATTTAATAGGAAGTGAATTTTTAAATGATGGAAAAGAATTAAAAGTAGTAGATGTAAAAGTTGAAGGATTAACTGTAATATTAACTACTGAAGAAATAGAAGGGAGTGGAAAAGCAAAATATTCATTTGGTCAGACAAGTCTGGATAAGATGTTAAAAGTACATCCGAAACTTGTTGAGGTCATGAAAGAAGCTATTAAAAACAGTCCATTTGATTTTAGAATTACAGACGGAGCTAGAACAGCAGAAGAACAGAATGAACTTTATCAGCTTGGAAGAAATAAGCCTGGAAGAAAGGTGACAAATTGTGATGGCTACAAGTCGAAATCTAACCATCAAATTAAATCAGACGGCTTTGGCCATGCTGTCGACATTTTCCCTTGCGGGATAATAGAAAATGGAGTTTACAGGAAGTTTACAGCAGATGAAGGATATGACGATAAGAAATTAAAAATTATATCCGAGCATATCTTAAAGATAGCAAAAGAAAAAGGAGTAAATATCGAGTGGGGCGGAAACTGGAAAATGCACGATACACCTCATTTTGAAATAAAATAAGACTTAAAATTTCAAAAAAATAAGTCTAAGAAAATTTATAGACTCAAAAAATGGGAAAATTGAGTCTATAGAAAAAATGGCTTGTATATTTTGAAAATAAGCAATTCAAAATGAAATTAGGTATAAAAGGTTGCCTGATAGAATAAAATGCAAATTTGAGCCTTTCAGGTGGCTTAAAATCAAAATAATATAACTTTAAAGGAGTGATGTAAATGAATGCACAATTACAAATGATTTTAGTAGGAATGTTAGTAGATTTTACAAGAAAGGAAGTTTTAGAAAAAGAAATAATTTTTGGGGCAAAAACTGGAATTCAGAAACTGGAAGCAGTAAAAAACAATTTCTTTGCAAAATTTAAAGATTTTGTAAGAAAAGCTCAGGAAAGAAATAATCCTTATATCCCTGATAACATAGAAATTTTTTCTGAAGAATTAATGCTAAAAGGAGCTGAAGCACTTGAAAAAACTGTAAATATCGATGAAATAATACATAAAATACTTGGAGAAGAAAAAATGGCAATAGGAATATAGGAGGATTACTAGATGTTAAAGGACTTACAGGAAATAATAGATAATCACGGACTTTTCCTTATATTGTTCTTTTCAGGAGTACTGTTTGGTGTAGTTGCTCAAAAAATGGTAGATAACCAGCCTGTAAAGCCATACCTTAAGAGAATATCCGTTGCGGGAATGACAATGGCTATTGCATTATCTTTAAATAAAATTGTAGGGCATTTTAAAGCAGGATTCTTATATCCTTGGAGTCCTGTTTTAGGATTCTTTGGTGAGGCACTTTTGGAAACAGTAAATCAAAAAAGATATGGAATCAGTACAGGATTTTTAGAACTGTTGCTGGAAAAGTTCGGATTTGTAAAGAAACGGAGTGATAAAAATGAAAATATATCACAGAAGTCGTAAATTTCTTATAATAATGTTAGGGCTAGTTTTTTTAAATTCAGTTCTGACATTAAAGTTAAGAGGTTATCAAAGAAAAGAAAATCTGACAATAATAAAAACAGAATTAAGAAATAAATATCCTGAACAGCTTTTTAACTATATAGAAGAAAAATCTAAAAGAGAGGATTTATATCTTTTAATTGGGACTAATGTAGTTGTATTAACTATTATTTTAGGATTTGATAGATTTGGAGTTTTTGAAGAAACAGATGACACTATAAAAGCTAATAAGGAAAAAATAAAAAAAGGAATAGGAATATTTATATAGGGCAGTCGCAAAGATTGCCCTTTCTTTTTTTATTGTAAAAATTTTCTATTTATTTTATAAAAAGGTGTTGACAAAATATAAGAAATGAGGTATACTAATAATGTAAAAGGAGTAAGTGATAAAATAAAAAAAGAGAGCT